GAGAGTTGCCAGAAGTTGTAAAGGTTACGTTAGAGTTTAAACCAGTATATATGTTGCTAAGTGAAACCGATGTCGTATTTACCGCGGTTACTGTTGTATTTGCTGGCAATCCTTGAACGTTTGCTGTAATCCTAGAACCAACATCGATAGCATCAATATCGGCATTTGTAAAGATTGTGTTACTGCCGTTACTGATTGTGCCAACAAAAGTATCGTTATCACCAGATACACGGAAGTTGATATCAACAGTATTGATGACGCCCTGTGTTGAGATTGGACCAAAGATATAGCCTTTGAGAACGAACTGAAGTTCCCAGATGATAGCATACCGGTCATTGAAACTGGCTTCGTAAGTATCTTCATACTGAATGTTTTTTAAAACAACAGGAATATCCATCACGATACCCATTTCTGGAATGAGATTGATTGCTGTTGTCCACTCTGGCTTGAAGAATGGCAAAATCTGTTCAACAATGCGACAAGCATCATCGGCGTTTCTAGCAAGAATCGATAGATCGATGTTAAAGTTGTACGGAACAGGATTGTACTGATATTCAAGAACATTCGAAGCATTGGTCAGATTTCTATTTTTGCCAATGGTGTTTAACTTACGCGATGAATCGTATTCAACACTTTTGATTTCAAAAGACATTCTAGGTAGAACCTGATTGACCTGGCGTAGCAAGTCTGGGTTCTCTTGAAGTCGAACGAGATAACGATCTTTTGGACCATATGATAGTGGCACTTTCAGTGTATCAACAGCATCTCCTGCTTCATTGACGCGATCAATGAGAATATCATTGAACAACGAACCAAACAGAACAATATACTTTCTGATACTGCCAAAATAAAAGTTGTTGCCAAAAATAATACTTCTCCCGAATCGGTTTATATAAATATAGTTGTAGATCGCGGTGACTTGGCCGAAACCCATCTACTCTAGAAACTTAGGAGATTCCAGCATGTATTGTACATATATTACTATTTATATTGGCAACAAACTTCCTCCGTTCTATATCGGTTACAGCACGATATCCAAAATCAATAGAGGATATCATGGAACCGTTACATCAAAAAAACACAAGAAAGTTTGGATTGAAGAGATGAAGCGAAATCCTTCATTTTTCAAAACCAAAATCATAAAAATATTTGATACAAGAGAATCTGCTATAAATCACGAATCTTATCTACACAAACACTTCAATGTAGATGTAAATCCTATGTATATCAATGAAGCGATATCCAACATTCGTTGGAGAAATTCTGGTGGTTATAAACTTTCAGAAAAAACAAAACAAAACCAAAGAAATAGTTTTACTGCGGAAAGATTGTCTAAGATGTCAAGCGAAGCTTCAATCAGATGGTCTAATAAATCAGAAGAAGAAAAGGAAAATTGCAGAAAAAGATTTATGAAATATAGAGTAAATCCCAAATCACGAGAGGAAAACGATAGATATAAAGTTTCTAGAACAAATGACGAAAAGAATAGTATATCTATAGAAACAAAAGAAGCAATGAATAATCAAGAACTACGCGAACGTTTGTCAGAAAAAGCAAAGGCAAGATGCACAGACGAATGGAAAGCAGCTTCGGCAGATAGAAACAAACATAGAGTCTCTTGTGTTTTGTGTAGAAAAGAAATGGCCAGATGTGGCTTTCCTATGCACTTTGCTAGAAAGCACAAAATCTAAATGTCGTTCCCAAATGGATTAGTAACCGACCAGTCCACGAAGGTATTTGCCAAAGCTACAAACTCTTCATTCTGTGTTGTCGGATCGATTTCATCTAGAACAAAAGTTTCGTTGACAATATCATAACCAGCTTCGGTAATAAGATCGTAACTTGCTTCGGTGAGATACCAGAAGTTACTGTCTGCCACTGAATAGTTCTGCTGGATCGAATCGATATTTGCGATGCCAGTGTTGAACTGTTCCGAATCGTAGTTGAACTTCTCTAGCTGCAACTCAAAGTATTGTAGCGATCCAGTCTGGTAGAAGGATCTTTCATGTTCAACGAACTTGATTTCAAAAATACCAGTTGTGAATGGAAAGTAAACAAGATCACCTTCTTGTGGGCGAATCAAGTTGTATATGCTACCGATGTCTTGTGCGAACCTACGACGACTCACCGATAGTGTAAGTTTGTCTGCTACGTTTAGCCCGAACTTGCTGAGTAGATCGCCTTCACCTTGGAAACCTTCATAATCATTAATATACATTTCAAGTGGAATAGCCACGTTGAATGAAGACGTTGGTGCTTCATCAAATAACTTATCAATATAGTTTGTTGTTCTCGGAAGATAATAGCAATCGATACCAAAAATCTGAATCATTTCGTCTGCTAGATTCTGTAGCAGATTCTGCTCAGGATTGTAATCGCTGTTCCTGAAGAAGAAGTTGGTGGGCAAGGTCTTTTCCTTTGATATTTTCTATATTTATACGAGAATATCTATTGACTTGTCCACCAACTTGTATATAATCAGTAATGTGCTGCAATATATTTACATCTACCATTATGATACCTACCTAAAGTTGCTACATTTGCTTCTGTTCCACAATGAATACACTTGTCAACTTTGAAATAAGACTTGGCTGCTATCTTACTCTTTGTTTCTTCTGACATCTTTTTGCCAGTATTTATTTCTCTAAGATGCGCTTTCTCTGCTTCGGTGCGAACTTTACCCTTGTTTTTGCCTATCATAGACAATCTTCTTTTATCTCTCACTTCAGGTCTTGAAGATCCATTATCACGAATAGACAAACCTTTCAGATACTTTTCGCGAACTTCTGATCTTTGCATTGCTTCTTTGGTTTTTTCAGAAATGCGCTGCTTTGTGGTTGTTGTTTTGCCTTCAGTCCAGTGACCTTGTCTATGATTAGAAAAGTTATAATATCGTGTTTTCAACTCTTCTTTCTTTATCATAGAAAGCCAACGATATTCTTCATCTAGAAGGTCTTGTCTATTGGTATAGATGCGTGAGATTATTCTTCTTTTGAAGTCTTCGTATCTCCTATTGTAGGAGTTTCTCATCCAAGTTGAAGAACAGATATATCCATCATCTTCGGTTCCCCAATGAGAACCAATGTAATATCTTTTGTGCTTACGATCAAACCAAATGTAAACGAAACCATACTTCATAAAATACTCCTTTGATGCTATCTCTAGAGTATTTATAAAAGTGTATTTTCTAACCGATCATGTCTCCAACAGGAAGACTCCAAGTGGTATACATCTCTTGTTCTAGCCTATCAATCTCTTTTTGTGCATCATCTCTGATCTTATCACCGTTAAACTTGTTTCCACCTGGTAGATTGATACCTGTATACTTCGTTAAGTTGTCGCCCCATTGACGCTTGACTAGTGCAGCAGCATATTGTGTCAACCAACGATCTGACCATACTCCACCATATACGTTTGGATCAATGATCTGATATGCTTCAACGATTAAGAAGCTTCCTGGTTGTACAATGTCCCAAGCCATATCTAGATATAGAATGTTGTTGTAACGATTGAAGCGAAGTGGCTGTTGACCAACTAGAAGCTGTTCAAGAAACTGAATATGCTGCATAGCAAGATAGTATGGTACCATCGTTGTAGCAGTCAAGTCATATAGATCGTTCAATGTGATCTGATAACGAATGTTGAACAGATTATTTGATGACAATGATTCACCAACAGGGAATAGATTGACTGCACCAATGATGTTCGATGGTAGAGTGATATACTGATTTTCAATATCAGTTGGAGTTACCTGATACTTGTAATATGTCTTTTCTGAACCTTCGAAGTGATAGTCCCAGAAGAATGTCAAAGCTTCATCAATACGATCAGAAACTTGATCATCGTCAACATCGATATTGATTACAGGAGCTCCTAAACGACGAAGAATGTAGTATTTAAATTCATCCCTATTAGTAGGTATTGACATTTTCTATATTCCTCTTTGTCTTATACTTCTTGTTGTTTTCACCAACTTCTGGTCTAATCTTTCCGTGCATAGGATTATTAACGCCAGACATTCTTTCAGACATTTTACGTTTTCTTTCCTCTGACCATTTTGTTCCTTTCATAGGATTGTTGGTCAGTGCTTTTTGTCTTCTTTTTTCTATTATGTCCGGTCTTTTATTGAACTCTACAGTATCTGGTCTTTTTCTTCCATACATAGGATTCTTTTCACCTACGTGTTGTCCTGTTCTGGTTTTACTTATATTGCTTTTAACTTCTTCTGTAAAGATGACAGCACGACCGTCGTGTTTGTTTAACCACACATTATTGGTTTCTCTAATTTTCAATCTTCTTAAAACTTTATGTTCCCATTCTATAGAATCTTTAGCATCTTTGAACGTTTTTCTTATCTCGAACTCAAAAGAATCGTCGCCATATTCTTTTCTTAGTGATTTAACGACATTAGAAGATGTGAAGTAATTTTTCCAGAAATCTTCAGGATGACATCCTTCTTTATATCTTACGCCATAATAAAACATGTTTGTCGGTATATGATGTAGTAAGTATGTATATGGTGTTGTCATATAACAGGAGCGCCAAGTCTTCTGAGTAGATAGTATTTGAAACTTTCTCTTGAATTTGGAACTGCCATTTCTTTTTCCTAATATTTTGGTTATTTATGTATAATAAAATACAACTACACCGGCATTTCCGCTAGATCCAGCACCTGGATAAGAACCGCCATTTCCACCTCCACCATATGGAGAACCATCTCCACTAACTGTTCCTGTGGTTCCTGTTCCAGGTATTCCGCTGCTATCGCCGGCTTGACCAGTTACATTAGCTTGATTTCCGCCTGTAGCAGTACCACCGGCGCCTCCAGTACTACCTGATACGGAGCTATTTAATGATCTTGTTCCACCAGTACTACTCATAGCTGTTATTGAAAATGAACCGCTAGAAACACTAGATGAACTGCCGTTTGACCCTTGAGTTCCGGTAGAACCTCCGTTGCCACCAGAACCTACTGTATAATTTAATGTTTGGCCTGAATATCCTGAAACGCTATAAGATGATCTCGAATATCCACCTGCACCACCACCTCCAGCGTATGCACCAGCTTTTGTGCCGGTACCGCCACCGCCACCGCCTCCCCAAACTTCGATCACTAAGTTTGTAGCTCCGACTGGAATAGTCTCTGTACCAGATCCAGGTGTCGAATATACATGTAATATAAGAGTGAATGCTGACTTGCCATATAAACTAGAAAATGAAATGGCGCCAGATGCTATACCCGCAAGCGATCTTACGGCACTATCGTTCAGTGAAATTGTGGATGTTCCTGTTGTCGTATTGCCATATGATGATCTTAACTCATATTCAATAGACACGTTTGCACTACCACTAGTGGCATTACCTCCAAGACTGATAGTTCCTGATGCTACCAAAGTCATTATTTGTAACCTTTTAATTCATCAATTTCTGCTTTTAGTTCTTTAATCGCTTCAATCAATAAAGGAACCAAACGATCATATTGAACAGTAAGATATTGATTATCTATCGGCGCAGGAAAAACTATTTCTGGTAAAACTTTCTCTTGAATTTGGAACTGCCATTATTTTTTCCCTGTTGTTTATTGTTATTTATGTATAGTAAAACACGACTGCCCCATTGTAGCCAGAAGTTGCTGGACTTGGATATGTGCTTCCATCTGCACCTCCACCATATGGAGAACCATCTCCACTAACTGTTCCTGTTGTACCCACGCCGCCCAAGCCACCTGCGCCCTGTGCGTCATCACCTAACATACCATTATAGTTTGCTTGATTGCCACCCGTAGCTGAACCACCATTTCCTCCAGCACCATACGTCGACGCGGTCGCGCTGTTGGGAGAATGTTTACCACCATATCCTTGCATAGTTGTTAATGTATAAGAATTGGATGATACGTTAGATGCTAGACCATCGGTTATTCCGGTGCCGCCTGCCCCGACAGTATAATTTATGGTTTGTCCCGAATATCCTATCACGTTATACGATGATCTAGAGTAACCACCAGCACCACCGCCGGCAGAAGAAGCAGCTATTTTTGTACCAATACCAGCGCCGCCGCCGCCTCCCCAAACTTCAATTACTAAAGTTTTAGCCCCGACTGGTATAGTTTCTGTACCAGATCCAAGTGTTGAATATACTCGCAACACAGGAATAAAAGTTTGTGATCCTAACAAAGCCATCTGAATACCACTCATATTATGATACTCCTGCTCCACCAACAAACCATCTATCAACAGCAACACGAATACAAGTTGCAGTTGCGCCAGCAACTAGAGTTCTGCTTCCTGTTGTTGTAGTTCCCGCCAACTGGATTGTAACGTTACCAGCACCAGCAATCGTAAGTGTGGCAGTATTGCCATTGATTATGCTGATCGCAGCCCCATTTGCCCAAGCAACTGTGGCGTTATTGGCAATAGTGTATGTCAAAGTTCCTGTATTGGCTGCATTGAAGATATGACCACCAGAATCTGATGCTGCGGTTGTATAGCTTGTATTCTGAGTATTCTGTGGAATATCTCTGTAGCCAACTGCATATGCACCAGCACCATAGTTAATTGTTGTGCCTGTACCAGTGAATGCGTGGTTACCAGAGATTGTGTAGTTGCCTGATGTGTTGACATAGTTCGCCGCTGCAACACCACCGAGATTTGTTGCATTGTTTGATGTCAACGTAGCTACATTCGCAGCAAGTGTTGAGTTTAGTTGATAAGAAGCTGCTGAGACACCACCGAGATTTGTTGCATTGTTTGCAGTACCAGCAGTAAATGATAGTCCTGTACCAGTTAGCCCTGAACCAGAACCAACAAAAGATCCAGATACAGAAACGTTTCCTGTGAATGAAGCGTTTGCAGACCAGTTCCACCAACCAGAAGAGTTGGCTTGCATGAATGAATACTGCGTTTGGTTGTTATTATTAACAACTTGAATAATAGCAGTATTTGAAGTATTTGTTCTAAGGACAAACGCACCAGCTGTAGCAAAGCCGGGATCTGTTGCCGTAACAGTAGTGAATATACCAGAGTTTGCGGTAGTACCACCAATAGAACCTGGAGCAGCCCAAGCAGCACTATTGAGCGTGAAACCATTTGTCGAGTTTGCCCATGATCCAGGATTTATTGTTGAAATGTATGCTGTGTTAACTGAAACGCCTGTAGCAGAAACCGCTATACTGTTATCTGCATTCGCGACATAAACTGTGCCCGATGATGTGATAGTACCGCCATTCAATCCATTGGCAAAAGCAATAGATGTGACTGATCCTGGACTGGTAGTGACTGTACCCCAATAAACACCGCTAGTCGCGTTTGACATTAGAACTTTGCCAGAAGCACCAGACAATGCACCGTTTGCTAGTACGATTGATGTTGTGCTGAATACAAATCCATTTGCAATGGTATTGCCTGTGAATGTTGTATTGCCTGCAATCGTGAAAGCGGCTGTTGTGTTTACGATGTTTGTTGGAAGCTGTGCATATGGCAAAGTACCAGATGACATGTTTGATGCATTGGTATAATAACTAGCTGGCTGACCATTGAAGTTGGTTGAGTTGTTTGCAGTAAGTGTTGCTACGTTTGTAGATAGACCAGCAGTTGTTTGATAGTTTCCTAGATTTGCTGATAGTTGTGCGTTGGAGACAACATTAGCGGCTGATACAGAACCTACAAAACTTGTGTTGTTTGATGTGCCAGTAAACGTGGTAGAGTTGATCGTAGCATTAACTGATGCATTGCCGATAACAATAGTGTTTGTGTTTATGGCAACACTATTCGCTGATGTGCCAACATAAACATTTGATGATGCATTGACAAATCCAGCGTTTAGATTGCCAGTAACAGTTGTTGCCAATACATTTGTAACATAAGCATTTGCCCACACATATGTTGTGTTTCCTAATGTATATGCATTATTTGCGCCAGGAATAAAACTACCGTTGGCAATAACGGTATTTGAATATGTGACCGCACCTGTTACGTATAGATTGCCCGTTACAGTTACGTTAGCAGAAAACGTAGAGTTGCCTGTGACGTTCAATAGACCACCGACTGTGACATTAGCAGTAGCATTTACCTGAGCAGTGTTAACCACTACAGCAACAACATTTGCGGTTACTGTGGTAGCAGAAATTGTCGTTGCTACAACATTTGTAGCGAACATGGTATTTGTTGTGACATTCGCTGTAGCAACAATTGATGTTGCAGAAACGTTAGTGGCAAATACGCTATTTGTGAAAACATTAGCTGAAGCGTTTACTACAGTAGCGTTCACATTACCTGTATGGATACCGACCGTATTTGATGTAACGGTAGTCGCATAAACGTTTACAGTGTTGACATTTGTTGTACTGGTGAGAGAACCGATGACTGTGATGTTGCCTGTATTGGCTGTTCCAGTAATAACAACATTGCCCTGGACATTTGCTGTACCAGTAACAGTAAGAGCAGCATCGGGAGAAGTGTTGTTAATACCTACGTTAGATGTACCACCCACAGCATAGATTAGACTGCCATTAGCGATGATACCATTCTTTGCGATGAATGTTGAATTACTTGTAGACATTTCGGTTCCCTCTCCCCGATTGATATTCTACTTATTTATAAAAATAAATTACCTCTGTAGTTGCGACTGACATTGTTCAAAGATATTGCGAATTACAGGATCAACAACACGATGTGGTAGTTCCTGCAATGAACCAAAAATAATATTGACAGCACTTACAGGAAGTGCTAGTGTAACAACAGGATCTTCACTTGGCAGAGCGGTTTGCTCAGTGTCAACAAGATGATCTAGTTCATGATTTTCAGTAGTCATAATTTACTCCATTATTATTTTGAGATAGGTTTTTTGGCCGACACGACAGTGTTAGCGGCGGTGTTAGATACAACAGTGTTTGCTGCTGTATTTGACGTTTCAATCCAAGGGAAATCATTTGCTGAAACTTCCGTCTTTGGACTGATGATACTATCTATCTGTTCTTGAATGCGATCATTGATATGTGACATATACAATGTATCATTTGTCACAATATTTTTAACCCAACCGATAACGGTATTCTGGGTCAATTGTTCGTATGGAATGAAATTGTTCGCTTGCAATACAGTAACATCAAGAGGAGTTGCACCTGTGAAAGTTCCTGTATTGTTTGCTGCATCAGTTCCAGTGTATTCCCATCTGACATGAACTACAACGTCATTTGCCGAAATTGGATCGGCGATGTTTTGTTTTGTGATGCCTGTGAGATTCCAATTATATGAAAGAGTCATTTCATTTTTCTTCTAGTTTAGCCATAATGCCATTTAGTTGTTGTTCCATTCTATTCATTTTGCTGTTTTGATCGTCAATAATCGCTTGCTGTTCTTTGATCGCTTCAATGAGAAGAGGTACAATCTTGTCATAGTGAACAGTCTTGTAGTTCTCACCTGATTTGCTTGTGCCATCTTCAGCAATATCAAAAGGAGCAGCAACAACAACTTCTGGTAGAACTTCTTCTAGTTCTTGTGCAATGACGCCTACTTGTGTTTTTTCATCATCATAACCATATTTTTTCGCTACTTCATTGTTTGTGTAACGAATACCTGATATTCTCTTGACCTTATCAATTGCGTTTTCAATAGGACCAATGATGTTCTTTAGGCGTTTATCTGAGTAGTATGCAGTGATATTACCAGTTGCCTGAATAGTACCAGTGCCGCCTACTGACGATGTGCCAACAGAAAGACCACCCAAGAAGAATGCACCGCCACCATCCGTCAGTTGAGAAATAACTGAGTTATATGCGCTATTGATATATTCTAGCCCACCAGCAGGGTTCAGACGAATATACTTGTATGGATTCGTTGCTGACGAATATGTGTTTTCAAGAGCAAGAAAAGTGTGATATCCTGTACCACCTATTGAGTTGTAGCCAGCCATCTGCAACTGACCACCAGTACCAAGAGTACCAGATGCGCCTACGTTTAGTGTGCCGTTAATAGTCGCGCTACTGAATGTGCCAGTATTAGCAGTGGTGCCACCAATAGCAGCAGGTGCGCTCCATGTATACCCTGACAAATATGCTGCGTTGTTGGCATTTGTTGCACTTGTCGCACTATTGACGTTCAAGTTACCTTCGGTCTTACCATTTACGTAGGTTGTATTATTCGCTGTAAGCGTTGCAACGTTGCTTGCAAGCGTGCTATTCAACTGATAAGAAGCAGCAGCTGTACCACCCAGGTAGTTGGCATTGTTAGCTGTAATGTTTGGCTGAGATACTGTCAACAGAGTGCCAGTAATACCTGTTGAGTTGGCAATAAATGAAGTACCGACAGAATGTACAGCAGCGTTTACTACACCAGTTGTATTGGATACAAAGACACCGGCTGAGTTGATCGATACGTTACCACCAGATACGCTATATGATGGAGCATTTGCGCCGACCACGATTAATGTAGAGCCATTGCTCGTATAGAGAATCTGATCTGGCATATTCAACGCAAGACCGCCAGCATTGATATACTGACTGTTGGTTGAAACCGTAGTATTAGGTTGTCTACCAGCAACAGATGTGCGGAAGACTTGCAAAACAGTATTGGCCATATGGCACCTCTAAGTCAACTGGTATGTACCAGTATTAAAAATCTTCTTCAGTCTTCTTTGCTACTGACTTCTTTCCTGCTTTATCTAAAGCAATCCGAAGCTTTTCGTTCTCAATATTTAGTTCTTCAATCGCCTTTGTTTTGAAATGAGAGTCCGTCTCTAGAAACAAGACTCTCGTTTGCAAGTCGATTAATGTAGCTTTCATCTTTTCAATATAAACAGTGATAAACTCTTCAGTCATAATATATCCTTATTTATTCACTCTAACTTTGCCTCTGCGAAATCCCATAGGAATATCAGCATCTTTATGTATCTTTTTATTTATATTATCATTTGTTATCCAAATCGCGTTTGAGTTGTATTGTCTTATTTTTTCTCGTGCTTCTTCGGACATAGGCGCTTGTATTTTTCTTTTATCGCGCAACTTCTGTTTTGTTTCTTCTGTGTGGATTTTGCCCTTTCTAGAAGAAGGTTTGCCCTTGTGCGCATCTGAAACTTTTTGTCTGTAATCAGGATTTTCCCATAATTTCTTTACACTAGTGCTCAGTTTACTTCTTTGTTCTGGATCAGAAAATTGTCTCAGTGATGCTAATCTATTCGCTTGTCTTGTCTTGTCTGATCTTTTTTTGCCAATATTAGATATTCTACTTTTTATTTTTGATTCTTCAGAATGTTTGAATCCAAGCGTAGATGGTGTTGTGGCAGATTTGGTTTTATTATAGTATCTAACACCCAGTTCTTCTTTTTTGATCATATCAAGCCATCTCTGCTCTTCAATAATCAAATCTTCTTTAGATGTATAAACATAAGATACAATTCGCCGTTTGAAATCTTGGTTTCTTCTTCTGTATGCATCTCTCATTATATTTGATGAACACACATATCCATCATCAACATAACCCCAATGTCTTCCTATATAATATCGCTTGTGTTTAATATCAAACCAAACATAAATGAAACCATATTTCTGCATACAAATACTCCTTTGATATTATCTCTAGAGTATTTATATAAACCGAGTGTCTAAAATGTCCCGCCGTCGATACCTCCGAATGCTGGGATATTATTTAGAATCTGTAGAACAGTGCCGTTAGCACCAGCAGATGCTAGGCCAACTGGTCCAGAGCCGTTACCATAGAGAACAGCAGCAGAAGTTAGTGTCAGTAGACCAGTACCACCAGAACCTGCTCCAAGAGCAGTGGCAAGCGATAGTGTGTTAGCAGTGATGTTGACATTGACAGTCGAATTCGCTGTGATCGTAACACCAGACTGAGTTGATGTGACACCAAGGAATGACAATGGCATTGGTGACTGAGTAGCACCAATCGTCGCGCCAAATGGCGTTGTGTTCGCTGGATATGATGGGTTAGAAATCTGATTGTTTGAAACAAATAGTGAGAAGCTATTTGAAGATGCAACACGAGCCAAGCCATAGAATGCTGTATAATAAGCATTCGCAGTACCAACAGAACTTGTACCAGAAGCAACCTGAGACATAATCAAGTTGGTCGAGTTGACCACAGTGACAAATGTGTTCGCAGGAATGTTTGTACCAGTGATCAACTCACCGACATAGAAGCCAGCAGTTGTTGTCATCTGTACGTTAGCAGAGTTTAATGTTGTATTCGCTGTAATGTTGGTTGCAGACTGAATAGGCGCACTTGAAATGAATCCAGTGTCTATTACGTCGGCTGTGGTATTATATGCTATACCTGATGGTGAAACATAGTTAGGGCTATTTTCATCAGCAAGACCAATGATATTGTCATTGACGTTTAGATTGGTAGTATTGATTGAAGCAAGTGTGCCTTGGACATATAAGTTGCCAGAAATAATGGCATTCTGTACGCTAAGATTTGCTGATGTAGCTGAAACGTTACCGCCAGTAAACTGAAGAACTGAACTATTAACGTTGAAACCGTATGATGTTGCAACTGATGTTGTATTGATTGTTGTATTGCCAAGAGTGTTAGCAATCGCAATGTTTGTTGGACCTGTGACTGTTGAGTTACCAGAAACATAGCCAGCAGTAGATACGTTTGTCGTTGGAGTAACAGCAGAACCAACCGAAGAGTGTAGATTGGCTTGGACAACACCAGAAGTGTTGGCAACGAACACACCAGAAGTATTAGCAATAACGTTAGATGATGCTATATTAGCTGATGTCGTAACGTATAGTGTTGCTGTATTGATTTGGTTTGTGACGTTTAGATATGAACCAACAGTAAGTGATGATCCAAAGTTAACGGCACCAGAGATGTTTGCGGTACCAGTGACGGCAAGTGTAGCATTAGGTGCAGTATTGCCAATACCAACGTTGCCGCTGTTTGTGATACGCATTCTTTCATTGGAAGCCAACTGACCACCAGTAAAGAAGTTAACGTAGTTTGTGCCACCACCTAGAGATGCAACACCGATTGACAAGTTTGTATTAGCAGAATATAGATAAGCATCTGATGGCTGGCTGATCGTCCAAGAAGAGTTCGACCAGTTGACACCGACCATACCAAAGTCAGCGAAGTTATTGCCAGAAGGTCCATTACTATCAAAGACAATAAAGTCTGTCGATGACTGTGTGCCTGTGTTGGCATTCCACATAACCATTTCGACATAGTTGTTTTGATTGCCAGCAAACTCTGCGATAGATGAATCACCAGCATTAAAACCAATAACAACATTCATATAACTGTTGCCAGTAGCTAATACAGAAGTATTGGCGAGAGATCCACCACTTGATGTGCCGTATGAACCAGCTTTAAGTGCAAATGCGTTAACAACACCTGTAGCATTTGCGACAAACACACCAGAGGTATTTGCGATTACGTTAGAGGATGCGATATTGGCTGATGTAGTGACAAAAAGTGTTGCAGTGTTTGTTTGACCAGTAATATTAACGGCAGCAGCATTAACTAGTGTAGAGTTAGCAGTAAATGTGGCACCAGTCTGTACTGTAGTCGCATTTACTGTGCCAGTGGTCCAAACGCCTGTTGCATTAAGCTGTACGGCTGATGCGATATTAGCTGATGTTGTTGCATAGATCGTAGCAGCATTCACCTGACCAGATACGTTGATGTATGGACCAGAGAAACCAGTAGTTGCATAGATTGTACCAGCATTTACTGTAGCAGTATTGACTGATGCGGCTTGAACAACTGTTGTGCCGATCGTCAATGCAGTTGGAGTTAGATTCGCAATAGATGCACCACCCGTACCACTGATTACCTGAACAAGAGTAGAACCAGTGTTTGACTGCACAACAATATTTGCGCTGGTTGTGATCGTGCTATTGCCAATATTAAGCGAAGTAGATGTTAGAGTCGCAACACCAGCAGAGTTTTGGACAGTGAATGTTGGTGTGCCGGTTATCGTACTATTACCATACATAACAGAAGATGTGCTGTTTGTTGTGATGATAAAAGATGGTGCTATGGTCGTATTACCAGCAACAGAAATAGATGTTGTGTTGATCTGTACGTTACCAACGTTGGCATATACACCAATAGAAACGTTAGAACTAAAAGTAATAGTGTTCTGGAATGTCTGAGTATTTGACCAGTTCCAGTTGTTTGCAGCGATCTGGG